TTCGGTTCCTTGTCGAAAGACATTCCATGAATAGACCAGATTAACCCTACTGGGTCAACTTGGAAAACCGATCTTTATGATGCCATATTTCAATCGTAGTTTTGAGAGTTAATATAATAAACCGAAGTATTGTTCCATGGCGTATAAGCTGAGCTGGTAGTTGTCCAGAGAGATAAGGGCCTGGAAGACATGTTCGTACCATACGCTCTCCACGCAAAAGAGCCCCAGTAGTAGGTTGGCGGCGTTCCAGGTATCATAGAAATGACCGCCATCCCACTAAACTTTGACGATACGGCGGGGATGAAAGAGGTGTCAATAGTGCCCCCTCCAACACCATCAGCAGAGGCCTGAAAAACTTCAAGTGGTCGCATTTCTGCATGCCAACGCATTATGCCATTTGCATCGTAGTAAGCGGCACTGAAGCGTGATGGGGGGAGAACCATCGATGCGAAAACATAAAAAATAACGTTTACAGTTGGACTTCCGTTATTCCCGTTCTCGCCAGCGGCACCATTTATGGCTAAGGCCCAATAGCCGTTTTGTTGAGTCATATTATAAGCCACTCCACCCCCAGTTAAAGATCGGGTGAAAACCATGCATGACTCATTTACGGGCACCGCTAGTTGGATAATTATTGTTGGCGAATCATCCCTTCCCACAAAACTCTGCTGAAACCTCTGAACCAGGTTCATTGGCGTTACATCGGGGCTCATCCATAACACCCCGTTGCTTTTTCTTATTTCCACACCGTACGACATGACTACCCCGCATAGACCACTATATTCTTTTCTACGCTTGCTTCGCTCCAGGTTAGCGTATTTCCGCTAATTGTGGTTCTGGCAGCCCCCTGGTCACTTCCTCCTAACATGGTTGTACCTTTCATTAGCATGAGGCTTTTACCTGAAGGAACTTGGTAGGTTTTTGTGCCTGATGCTGAAGTTATAAAATCCAGTACAAACATAGGTGTTAGTAGAGTAACCAACTCTCTTCCGTCCGACGTTCTTATTTCAATTCCATAGGCCATTATAAATTACTCAAGTCACCGGCTTTGAAGCGCGCCACGCCATTTGCGTCATAAACGGCCATGCCGAAGTTATTAACTTTAGATCGACCTTGCCCTGACGCTGTGCTGTTAAGCTCCAGCGTATTGCTTGCCTTATCCAGTCTCCACCCTGTAGTTCCTGCGACATAGTTGCTGGACTGGATGAAGTTACCAATCTTGGCATTATCGATTGAGCCGTCCTGAATGAATGCAGATCTGATGAACACCTGACCATTAACGGCGGCGAAAGCGAGCTGGTAGCTTCCTGCATCGCTGCCGGTGTAGATGCCGAACTGATCCGCATTGAAGGCGATAGTGGATTTGTAGGAGCTACCAGATGGCTCAATGCCGATAGCCATGCCTGCGCCGTAATAAACTCCGCTGCGGTTAATGCCAACCCGGAGCGTATAAGAAGCTTTGGCGGTTCCGTTGTCAGTTACGGTAGCGGTGAGCTTCTCGTTTACCGCGGCACTCAGGTCACCGATCTGAGCCTGCACCTGTGTTTCCAGCTGCGCCATAGCTTCGGACACCGTCGCCACCGTCGTTTTGATGGTGATGATGTCGGCGCGCACCTCACCATTGATAGCGAACTGGTGATCTACAGTGGAGTTGTTATCCAGCGCGTTTTGCAGGATGCCCTCGATATTAGTGTCGATTTTTCCTGTCAGATTCTCAAAGGCTTCCGAATCCCGAATGGCCTCATCAATCAGGTCAATCATGCCGGGTATGTCGAACGACGCTTTGCCCGAAGCTTCCACAAACTGCGACACGCCGAAAGCGTTTTTGGTACGCACATACATGTAGTAAGTCGTATCAGCTTTCAAGCCATGCAGCGTCCACTGTGATGCTCTGCCGAGAAACTGAGCCTCATCCTCAACGGCTGAAATGCTGCTGGCTGGCACCTCTCCCGTGTACCAGAACTCGAAAGATGTGTCTGTTGTAGCGGTGACATTCATCACCGGCACGATGTCAGCGGAGAAGATGCCGGGCGTCCACTGAATGAAGGTCGGGGCTGATGGTGCGCCGATAACCAGGCTAACCTGCGTCTCAGCTCCCTTCATGCCGTTTTCATTGCGGCCGCGAACCCCAAGTGTATAGCTACCGGCATCCAGCCCGTAAAAGTCGTAGCGGAACTGATCTGTTTCGTACTGAGCTACAACCTTGCCGTCCTGGCTGTATACGTAGAGCTCGAAAACAATCTTTTTAGTCAGGGTCGCCGTTTCCCACGCCGCGGTGACCTGTACTGTTTCGCTGTTGACGTTGATGATACGCAGGTTTTCAATATTGGGAACGCGATAGCCATTCAGCGTATCGTTTGGCGTTTCAAAGACAGCGCCATCATCCACCACGGCCTGTTTATTGGGGTCGTGCAGCGTTGCTGAGATGCTGTAAACAGAATTGTTCTCATCTTCCGAGATGCCCATGATACGAAACAGTCGCGGCGCAACCTCACCGGTTGTGATGACGAACACGGTACCGTCACGAACCCATGATGGCGTGGACATAAGCGTAATAACGCGGCTGGCTACGCTGGCTATTTCATACTTAACAAATTTACCATTAGATCCCATCAGCGACATGCTGTCGCCGCCACCTACCAGCTCTGATACGTCAGCGTCAACGGTGATGCTCCGGCCGGCATGAGAAATGATGCGACCGCCAAGACGGGTAGCCGCATAGTTGTTGTCCATGACTTCAACCACGTCTCCGGGCATGAAGCGGATAGCTTCGCGCGCCATTTTGAACGTGATTTTCTTTGTCTCCCGCTTGCAGGTCTCCAGCATCCATTTTCCGGTTCTGAATGCCTGACCGCGTGATGTACAGCCAAATGCTTCAAGTGTCGTTTCGTTGTAGCCGTAGCGGTCAATCATCTCGTCGTCAGACACGTACTCCTTCACCTGAGACCAGCCATTATTTGGATCTGTCCATGAAACGATTACAGCGTTGAAGCGCTCAGAACGCTTCATAGAGCTATAGCTAAACAGACCATCCACCACGTTGGCGTTAGTGATTGAAGCGACTGGGTCCTGAGGGTTATCCAGCATTACAGAGAAGCGCATGCCGTCCCAAAGCGCGATGCCTCGGAACATGCCTGCAATGTCATCCAGAAGGTCGCGCGCGCTCTTCTGCTCCGTTATATAAGCGTTCAGGGTAAAGCGCGGCTCTTTGCCGCCGTAGCCATCATCCACAAGCTGATCGCAGAACTGTGAAAGCACGTACAGGCTGCCATCATCGACATCAATATAGCCCGCCCGCTTCGCCAGCCCATAACGGGTATTCTTCACCAGCGCACGGAACAGCCAGGCCGGGTTATTGGTCCACGCTGACTTAAATCCACCGGTCCAGATGCCGGAGTAAGTTCGTGCGATCGGGTCGTAGTTATCCGGCACATCAACAATCAGGCCGCGCAGATGATATGTGCGCGTCGGCGTGTCAGTGTACTGATCACGGTCAACCACGCAGCCGGCAACGGCCGCATAGGGGTATGACAGGTTGTCGTCAGTGATTTCGGTGTAGCTATTCCAGATAGTGCCGTTATTAAGCAGATCGCTGTTGCTGTCAGGCGTAACGCGGCGCAGGCGAATATCGAAAGGCTTCGTTTCAGGCGCGTCAAACAGGTGGGCTTCCAGATACTCACCAGACTGCTTTCCGGTAATTGTGACCGTCTTCTGAACCTGCCATGCACCATTACCCACCCGTGTTTCGATAACCATCGTCACAGTGGTTTCTTTCTGGTTTCCTTTGTTGTCCTGCTGTACGAGCGCTGAAACACCAATGTTCATTCGAATCCGATCAACATCGGTGTCCGTTACAGTGCGGACCAGCGGGGTAGCTTGCGTGACATCGGTGTTAACGACCGTCGTTGCTTCGATCGTATTGAAGCCATTGATTGGCGTTTGCGTCGCCGTTCCCGGGCGCCATGCCACGCTGACACCGTTGATGGTCGCATTGCCTGAAGAGTCGGTAACAGGCGTCTTGTTCAACATGAACGAAGAAAGGTGGCTCTGGTCTACCGGTCCGTAGATTGGCCCCTCGCTGATAAGGTCGAGAACGCGAAGGAATTGCTTGGATTTGAGGTTGTCATCGAGAAGTTTAGGGGTGCTGCCACCGCCGCCGCCTGAGCCCATGCTGTCACCTTAGCTGATAGAAATATTCCAGTCCTGATTGTTCGTGGTATCGATGCCCAGACTGATTACGTTTGAACCAACCTCCATTTCACCGAGCAATAACGGCACCGGCCTACCCTGCCCGATGCGGTTTTCTGCGCTGGTAAATGAGTTGTTGGTTATGGAATTGGTATCCTGGTCCGCTGATGACTTCGTTTTCATGTGCGATGTCATATAGAGCGAATACGCTACTGAGGCCACCGTGACGGCGACCATAATCCATACGGCTGCCACTGCAGAGATAGAGCCCTCAACGATGGGAACGAATAGCACCCGGGCACCGTCTTTAACGTGCCTGTTCATGTGGAGTTCGAGGGTATCAGCAGATACATCGCTTCCGTCGATGCGCATACGCAGCCGGGTTTGATAGAAGTCACGTTTGAATGCCGGGCACTGAGCCAGCAGCAGCCTTAAACCCTGCGCGGGCGTATCGACATTCAGAGAGATTTGGCGGAAATGTCGTCGTAAATTCCCTGCAAATCCAAAGATGAGCATTGTTCGTGTCTCCAGATGGAGTGAATGAGTGGAACGTGAATCTGGCGAAGTGGTTCGCGGCGGCTAAGCCGGCCGTGCACTTCGTGGTGCAGGATTGTGTTTTCCCCCAGCCAGATCATCGCGTGGCACGGGTCGCATTCCGGGAACGCACGGCGGATAATCACATCACCCGGCTGGATGCCATCGAAACCAACCTCATAAAAGCCGTTAGCCGTCATGTTCTTCAGGTAGAGGTTTTCGCCACGCACCCACCAGCCGTTTGTCCGCTCGAAGTCGGGCAAGTCTATGCCGCACAGATGATAGGCGTCGCGGAAGAGCGTGTAGCAGTCCATTTCACCGTGAACAAACCGGCGTCCAAGCAGGTGCGGTGCCGGGCGAAACTTTCGCAGCCGTCCGGCGCTGGAAAGCCACCATTCTATGCCGGTCGCCAACTGGGCGGTGCGGTCAGCACCTGAAAGCACCAGCTTCGCCTGCGGGTGTGAATGAAAAACGGCAGTGATTTCTCCCGCCGCTTCTGCTTCAAGCCAGTCTCTTTCGTCAATCCGGAAATTGCGCGCCGGCTCGGGATGCACGTTGCAACATCGCCACAAACGATCGCCATCAATAATCAGCCCACATACCTCATCGCTGGATGAGTCGGCATAAATCAGGCATTCGGATTCAATCATCAGGAAACCTTCGCTGAGCCGGGATAGCCGCCGTATGGCAGCGCGTTAGGCTTGGGAAAACGCATGCGGCAACCGCTGCGATGCTTTGAGCATTTGTCGCGCGACAGGTCGGATGTTGGATTATCTTTCTCGTCAGCGACCGGACCACCTGAGTAGCCGCAGCCATCGCCGCGGTATACCCACTGGCACACATCCGCGAGAATGGTGCGCGCCGGGATGATGGCGTTATCACAGTCCACCGGCGTAGCAAGGTTGTAAGTGACCGTCTCAAACGTCTCTTCCGCCATTTCCTCAATGACGTATCGCGATACTGCCTCCATAGTCGGATCCGCATCAGCGTTACCGTTTGGGAAGTTCACCGCATCCAGATGCTTAACGAGCACCTGCCGGCGCGTTACCACAGCACCAAGCGCATCATCAAAGTCATGGTTGATGCCCGTAATAAGGCCAGAAATGTTCGCAACCTTCATCGTCGGGCGCGAGTACGTCCCCTCAGATTTAACTTCAAAGCCTTCTACGGCTATCGGATAAGCCGAGTATGCGCGCCCCTGCCAGATGACATCGTTGTAATAGCCGTTAGTGCCAGCGTGGAATCGGATAACATCGCCGCCGAACGACTGCAGGTCTACTTCGAACAGGTCGAGCATCGCGCCAACACCGGCATCCACGCTTTCGATGATTAGTTCTGCTGGAATGTCTCTCATCGCGGCACCTGCTCAAACGTCCCTGTTAACTGATAAACGCTTCCGGTTTTCTGCATTGACCATGACCGGCATACATACAGCCCCTGAACGCCAGTATCAGATGGCGTCCAGTAGAACGACTCAACCGCCATGCGCGCCCTGAGAAAAGCATCAGCAGCTTTAGCCACGTTTTGCCCGGCACATTTCGAATCGTCGTTTCCGATGAACGTCAGCGAATATTTCCCCATAAGCGGGTTGATTCCTTTCACCTGACGTTGCTCATAGCCATCGCCCAACTTCACGACAGCTACATCAGGCGTGCGCTCGCCCGTGAATCCGGTTTGGGGGATCCATGTGAAAGTTTCTGGCATGGGATTTCCTGTTATTTGCGGGGGCCGAGGATTCCACCAGGTCGCGTCTGGTCTTTCATTTGATAGAGCGCAACCTGCTTCATCATGCCGGCCATTTTCTGCATGGTAGCGTCGTCGATGCCGTTGGTGGTTTGGATATGGAAATGCACTTCCTGATTAATAGCAGCGCCGCCACCCATCCCACTAAGGTCGCTATTACTGATAACCTTGCCGTTGTCTCCGGGAATCATGTACTGGCTACCATTACTGGCTTTAAAGATCTCCGGCTTTCCTCCCTCACCCACACGATACATTGAGTTAGCGTTAACGGGACCGCCATGCTCACGCCCACCACCGTAAGATATGCTACCGATACTTGAAAGAAGAGACGCACCAGCACTGGCTATCGCAGCATAGTTAGCGAACTTCTGAGCCGGAGTTAATGCTGTTGGGTCAGCCATTGCCTGCGAGATGGCAAGCTGCAGGTTCAAAGCTGCCTGCGCAACTGCAAATCCTTTGCTCAGCGCGAACATAGCCTGATAAGCGCCACTGCTTTTTCCTGCAGCACCAGCAGCCAGATTGGCCAGCCCATCGAAGCCCTGTGAGACCGACCCAATGATTGAAGAGATCGCCTGCGACTGCATGTTCGCTTCGTTTTCTGCTATCTGCTGACGTGCATTGGCCGCCTGGCGCTGAATGGCAGTTTTGGCGTCCTCATAGAGTTGCACGTTCTGCACATCGAGGGCCTGATATTTTGCTAGCGCCTCAAGTTTCTGCTGTTCCTGTAGGTCAATCTGAGCTGTTGGATTCTGCACTGCACCCGATCTGGCATCGGGCATTACCTCAGATGCTGCAATCTCCTGCTGAGCGAACTTCATGCCCTGCTTTATTTGGGCCTGTTGCTTAAGGGCGTTGTTTTGATCCCAAATCTTTGCCGCATACTTCCCGGCCTGCTCTATCTGAGTATCGGTAGCGCCTTTACCCAGCGATTGCTCCGCAGCCAGTATCGCTTGAGCTCGCGACAGTTCTTTGGTCGTATCGCCTACCTGCTCTGACTTTGCTCTGAGCGCCTCAAGTTTCTGCGTTACCGATTCAGCTTGTGACGCAGATCTTCTCGCTTCTGCATTTCCAGCTTTGGTTGCAGATGTATTTTTCTCTGTGGCCGCATACTCATCCTGCAGCGCTTTCACGCGCTTACTGTCAGTTATGCCGGCATCTTCAGCATCATATTGAGCTTGCAGTCTTGCCTTCGCATGACCTTCAAGTTTCGATAGTTCAAGGCGTCGTTTTGACTTCTTCTCCAGATCCTTAGCTTCTTTGCTGTCAGTCGTGGATTTTGGGATTACGATCTTTGACTGGCTTTCAAGTTCTTTTGTGGATGCTGCACGAATGCTTCTGATCTCAGCTTCCGTATTTTTTAGATTAAATGTCGCCTGACCTACTCGCTGCTGGTAAACAGACTGCGTTTCCCACCACTTTTGTCCTTCTTGGACCTCGCTTGTGTATTGCTTTTGCAGTTCGAGAAGCTTAGGAAGCCTTCCAGCGTCCCCAGCATTCTTGTTGAAGTAATTCAGGTTGTTTGAAAGCTGGGTCATGGCACCGGCCAGAGACCTGGTCAGCCCAATGGATTCATTCAAGTCTGAAATCACGTTTTTAAATGCAACATCCAGTGAGTTTTTAGCGCGCTCTACGCTTGAAGGCATTTTGTCGAATTCTTCACTCACCTTCCCAGCCTGGGATCTTATTGCATTCAGTGCATCCTCTGCTGTTAGCTTGCCCTCGAGCATCCTCTTGCGTAAATCACCAACAGATATGCCTAAGCCGGCTGCCATCTGTCGCGCCAGTTCCGGCATCTGTTCAATAATTGAGTTAAATTCCTCCGCCCGGATAACTCCGCCATCCAGAGACTGCCCAAATTGCCGAAGGGCTAAGCTCATCTCTTCACTGGATGAGCCACCAACAGTACCAATTTTTTGGAGTGTTTCTGTAAGGGCGAGGATCTGAGAATTTGATACGCCTGCAGATTTCAATGACTGAGTTAACTTTTCCCAAAGCCTTTCCGTATCATCAAGGCTGCTACCCGTTTGAGCTGCGATTGAGCTCAAGGAGGCCATTGTATTCTTTGCGACCTCAACTGAAGGCGATAGCCGTTGAACTCTCGCCTGTAGTATCGACATCTGATCCGCTATGGATATGATTCGCTGTGCGGCCTGGAGGGTGAATGCACCTGCAATAGCCAGGCCTACCCTATTCATCATCATCTCCATCTTTCCAGATAAAGCTGCTGCTCTTTCGGTAGAGGATGACGCGGCGTCCTGAGCCTGCTTCATGTCATATAACTTGCCAGCAAGCTCGCCAATTTCTTTTCTCTGCTCTGCTGTGGCCGATGAACCAGCCTGTAAGCGAGCAGCTAACATTGCTGCGCTGCGTGCGCCGTTTCTTTGCTCTTCATTTAAGATTGCAATTTGCTGGGTTAAACTGGAAGAAAGTGAGCGAAGTTTTGCGGCGTCATTTGCCTGCTGGGCTGCCTGCTTAGCGGCCTGCATAGTGGCGCGCGTAGATGCATCCTGCGCTGCCTTCATGTCATAGAGCTTGCCAGTTAGCTCGCCAATACGATTCTTTTGCTCCTGAGTTGCACCCTCGCCCGCCTTCAACTGTGCAGCGAGTATAGCCGCGCTACGTGACCCAGACTCCATCTCGGTGCTCAGCACCGATAAATCGCTTTCCAGTGATGCGATGGCTGACTGAGCGCGCTGCATTGCAGCCGCATTTGCTGAAACTGACTTAGCTGACTCTGCAGCTGCCTCTTTTACGTCGAACAGTTTTCCTGCAAGGTTGCCGATCTCTTTTATCTGCGCTTCTGATGCATCACCTGCAGCGATCATCTGTGCAGCCAGTACAGTGGCACTGCGAGCACCATTCTGGTTGGCTTCTTCCAGTACAGCTATCTCGTTACCGAGTCGCTCCATTATCTTTGCAGCTTGGCTGGCATCGTCAGCCGCGCGTGCAACAGCTTTGCCGGTCTTTGATGCGGAACGCTCAAGGCCATCAATGTTACCTGATGCCTTATCTGCACCTTTACCCATGGCATCAAGCGCATCATTCGCCTGCGATGCTCCTTGCAGAAGCGGAGCAATGTCAGCGCCAACCTCGTAGTAAATCTCTCCGACTTTTTCTGACATCACGATCTCCGGACAACAAAAAACCCGCCGAAGCGGGTTTGATGCATAAATGATTAAGGTTTAACCGCAGGCTTCATTGCCAACATAATCAGCAATTGAGCCACCAACTATTGGTGATAGGTGGTCATCTGGTTTAGATGAATGCATGTCTCCTAAAGTCTCGCCTGAACCCAAATACATAACCTTTTTGGCGCTGCAATCGTAGGCGCGTTGAGAATAAGTTGTACCCGATTTGCCTTCTCGCTTGGTAATGATTGTGGCGAGGTTGCCTTTGGCTCCTATTTCCAGCACGGTATAGGTCGCATTGGGATCTGACGGTACGTGCAACTTGTAAGGCGGCTTGTTGGCCGCTGTTGTGACCGCCACTATGGCTATTGCACCCAAAATCAGTTTCTTCATATCCCTATCCCTATAAGTAACAGTGGGCAGATCGTAGCATGGAGTGGGTGCAAGGTGGTGCAAACATCACACCCTGCCGGTTGCTCTCGCATGCTCGATCACGATATTTTGTCTTCACTGCTATCAACAACATGGAGAACTCATGCCAACCGTCAACAAACGCATCCAGCTTCAGTGCGCGCTCGACAATCTGGACGACGCCCAGGTAGAGATTGTTCAGCTCAAGATGGTGATAGGGTTAATCATCTCCAAGCTGCCGCCAGAGCAGAGAGAAGATATCATTTTTGAGCTGCGTGACTTCGGCCTGAGCAACAGCGCCCAAGAGTTCACTCAGTTCGTGGTTGAGTGAGAATTGGTCAGCGACTGGATGTTGCCACCTCTCAAAAAGTGAAGTATCCACGAATAGCCAGATACCAGCCGTTCACGGTTGGTTCCAGCTGCATAATCCAGAAGCCAAGGGCTATCATCGCCAAACCCGCGCAAATGTGAAGAAGCATGTAAAGCCAATACACTTCGTACCTGTCACTTCTGTGAACATATTCTCGCCGGGATGTACCTTTGAAGCGTAATGTGTAGACGCCTCGATGCAGAAAGAATGCGGCTTCAGTGAGAGTAATGATGCCACAGACAAAAATGATAATGACAAGTATCCAGTCTTTAACGCCCATGATTTTCCCAGCAGATCTCGCTTACCGACATCTTAAGCCAATAGTATGCTAAGCCATAAGCACTGATCATCTATCAGGATATGGCAATCAGAACTATCCGTGTATCTTTGGTTAACTTATCAATACATGGATGAGATAACTGTTGGAATCACCAAAAATCAGCGTCATTGAATTCATCAGGCGCATCAATGAAGGTAGCACTAAACCATTTTTATGCAGGTGCGACGACGACAATTTATATGTCGTAAAATCAATGCCTTTGATGCCACCCAAGCATCTTCTAGCAGAGTTTATCTCAGCTTGCTTAGCCTCGGATCTTGGCCTTCCACTCCCTGATTTCAACATCGTTTATATCCCTGAGGAAATTCTGGAATTTTCTCCTGAGCTAAGCAAAGAAGTAACAAGCGGATATGCGTTTGCTACACGCTATATAGAAAATGCCGTTTCTCTATCGTTTGCACAGTCACGTAACGAACAAGTCGTGCCGATTGAGGAGCAAAAAAGTATTTACTTGTTTGACCGATGGATCATGAATGGCGACAGAAGCCTTACCGACAAGGGCGGAAACGTAAACATCCTCTATGACGTTGAGCATGATAGGTATTACCTTATTGACCATAACTTGGCGTTTGATCAGAATGCAGTTGCGGAAGATTTTGACTACCACGTCTACTCGCATAAATCCAGGTCATGGGTGTTTGATATGGTCGACCAAGTCGCCCAGCGAGATAAACTCTTAAACTCTTATTGCAGAATGCCCCATTTTTGGGAAGATGTCCCTCCAGAATGGTGTACAGATCAGGATTTTATCAACAGTATTGATACTACGCTTAACAGAGCAGACACAGATGAATTTTGGAGCAGCATCACATGACAACGCCATGCTTGTACAGCATCGTTAGGTATTCACCTTATCCGGAAACTGAAGAGTTTGCGAATGTGGGTGTTGTCTTATGCGCCCCAAAATTGAACATCTTCGATTTCATGATGGCGAACCGGAACGATTCCCGCGTCCGTAAGTTTTTTCATGATGACTGCATTTTCCCAGTAGCAAAAGATGCTTTTTACAGAGAGCTTGGATTTGCTAAAAGTACTGCAGCCAACATCTCTGGTCCGCAGGCAATTTCTCAGTTTTTCCATTACTTTACAGCTAAACGCGAATCTATTTTTCACTTTAGCCAAGTTAGGGTTGTTCTTTCAAATGATCCCAAAGCTGAGATGTTGAAAATCTACGACAGGTATGTGAACCACAGCGACTATACTAAGACACGCAGAGAAGAGGTTCTAGCCAAAGAACTCAAAAGAATCATTGATAGAATTGATTCATTAAAAAACCTTTACAAACATCAGGTTGTCAATGGAAATTTCTCTAAGTTTTCAATGCCTCTTGTTGCGAAAAGGAACAATGTCATTTCGCGCGCGATCAAGCCATTGGCTTTTGAGCAATCCGAGCCTGGAAAGATGATGGAGCACGGTGACACCTGGGTTATGAGAATTACACGAGCTGCTGAAGAAAAATTGTTAAACATTGAAGACGTGCTGTTTACCATTGAAGAGCCAAAAGAGCCAAGCACTGCTCAGAGGAAGGTTTTAGATTCAATAAAAACGAATTTAGACAGGCATAGGATTACACACATACCTGCAGATGATCACAGCTCCGCCATACAGTTTGCTGCAAATATTGTATCAGACAAAACATAAACAAGGGCCCGTTTATGGGCCCTTGTCTTTCGTCCGTCTTGCCCTCCTCGCCAGATAGTCATCAGCCACAGCGTCGTACTCTTCTTTCGTAAAGCCCTTCTGCTCAGGAAACTTCGCCGCCAGCAGCATCTGAAACTCCGTCATGGTCAGCTTTTCCGCCTCCTCGCGACTCATGCCGAGGTGCGTACGCGCTGCGTTGATGTACTCGAATGCGTTGAATTCAGATGACGCCTGACCGCCCTCATGGCGCTGCAGTTTCCTCACCTTTGCCTTGCCGATGATTCCATGCTGGATGAGTGACTGTGCGATCAGCACCATGTCACTGACTGGCATTAAGCCTTTCCGGTAGACGAATAGCCACTTACCGGACTTTCCCGGCCTTAGTTCGCCAATCAGAGGACTGATATCTTCATCGCAGCATGCTGCCAGTACATTCATCGCCGCGTATACAGCCTGCTTACTGGACTGGGGGCGGATCAGGTAGCTTGCCAGCCAGGCTGGGATACCGCCAAAAGCCGCGATAGAGCGCCTCACCAGTGATGATTGCTCATCATTGTGAAGGTCATAGAATGCCTGAACTATCTCCTGCGGGTCGCCGATTCGCATCATGTTTGCGAATGATGGCCTGAAGAAATAGTCATCGTCACCCACTGTAATCAGGCATTCGCCTATTTCTTTTGCCGGGGCCATAGTTTCTCCAGAATCATTATCAAGGGCAGTCGCAACCGCCCTTTGTAATGGTTACGAGCCCGTCACTGTAACTGCGCAGGTAGCGGTGTATCCGCCATCAGTCGATGTGAAGGTGATAGTCGCGGTACCTGCGGCTACGGCAGTTACCAGACCAGTGCTGCTTACAGTTGCCTTCGTTGCGTCTGATGTCGTCCACGTACCGGTGCGATCGGTTGCATCGGTCGGCTGCACCGCGCCTGTCAGCTGACGGGTTGCGTTCACAGCAAGGCTTGCCGTCGCTGGGGTCACGGTTACGCCGGTAGCCGGTACGGTTTCGTCAGTGTCGATGACCTGAATGGTGCTGGCATCGCCTACTTTGAACTCGGTGGTGAAGGTAACGATGTCATTAGTGCCGCCATCAGAGCTAAGCGCCGTAACCACCATATAACCGATGAAGGTAATTTCGCCATACTCCATGCGCACCCATATACCAGGCTGGCGACGCGCTTTTAGCTCACCCGCAAAGTATTTGATGAACCGGCCAACACCATACTGGTCCAGCTTGCCCTTTTTGCGCACTTCACCTTCAAAGCTGATGGTGAAATCTGAGTTTGTGATGATGCTTTCGACGAAGCCGCCGCCATCATCCGCGTCTGATGTAACTGTATTGGGCGAGAAGTCCCAACCCTTACTGGTGCCGGCGGCCAGTGCTTTCCATTCCGACTCCTGCGGCAGCACATCACTGCAGCCATCGGCTACTTCAAGCACAACCGCGCCACCGAACAAACGTTCGTTGCTGTTCTGGCAATCTGCCATGGGTAATTCCTCTTTGACGTTAATTAATCGCCGTGGGTGGCGACGAACTGAAGCCGATAGACAAGCCTGCCTTCGGTTGTGAGAACTGGCGCGGGGATGCCGCCGAGATTTTGCAGATAGCCGATGCAGTTGTCTGACATGGGGTTTTGCTGGACGTGTTCGATAATGGCCTGCACTGCTTCATCAACAGCTGCATTACCACCTTTGGCCCCGATGACATCAACGAGAACGTAATACTCAGCGCCAAGCTGGTTTTGCACTGCGCTGCCGCCATTCGGCCTGAACACCAGATACTTATCCGTTGCGGTGCCAGTATCGTTCCAAACGAGCAACTGCGTCTTAAACCCATCAGTCAGGCCGGCATCGGCCAGATAATTGCGCACCCGCGTATGCATTGGGGGATTCAAAGCGCCATCTCCTTAGCGATAGCCGCGGTAATCGCCTCGCGCGAATCCTCAAATCCCTTCGTCAGGAATTCTTTTTGCGCCGTAGCGCGCCGGAAGTTCTGCGGGATGTTGGGATCGTGTACGTAAACGGCGTAATTGGCTGAATAGCCAACGCGGCCGGTAAGCCGGCTGCCGTTAACGCTCAGCTCGCGGTACTGGCTGTTAATCAGGGTAGATGTGTCGATTGGTGTATAGAGCGCCGCCTGGGATGAGCCGATAATCAGGGCGCTTTGCAGTGCGCGCACAGTTTTTCGCCCCTGAATATCCCCGATAAGCGCATCAAGATTACGCTTAGCCTGCTGGATGCCTCTGACTTTAACGCCCATGGCTACACTCCGGTAATTATCGCGTAATCGTCTGCCGTGCGCTCAAAGGTATCAGCGTAACGAATGGCCTGCATGACCTCATCAGCGCCGGCAGCAAGCGGGTCGGGGTTGGTAGATACACCAATCAGCAGGTAATCGCCGGTATCGGCCAGCGCATACTCTGTCCAGACGGTATTTTTCACCACCTTTTCCCCGCCGATATCACCAAGACGTTTTGAAAGTCCGCCCTGATAGTCACAGGCAATAACGACAGGCGCTCCAAACACCGGATCGCCATAATCATTTGTTTCGCCTGAGCGCTTCCAGATGGTTGCCTGAGCGGTGTAAGACCAGCTGGCTAATGATGACATGTCATGGCCTCCAGCTGATTACAGTGGGCTTTTCAGCAGCAATGCGCGGGCACGTTATCACCCACTCACCGCTGCTGTTCACGTAGCCAGTTGTCTGCCGGCCGGTTGAAGTTTTCACCCACACGCGGTCGAATGGTTTGGGTGGTGATGATGGGTGCTGCCAGTTCATCAGCAACCTCCAACAACATCGAAGAAGCCCACCGATGCACCAGAAATGGGTAGCCCGCCCAGGCAACCATTCGTGTCCCATGCCAGCAACTGCCGGTAAAGGTAATCAGTGCCTGCGCTGTCATAGGTGAATGATCGGGATGCGCCAGACGGGACTGACTGTGAGGCAATTTTCCTGGCACCGGACAGGGCTGCCAGTCGCGCAGCTGCATAGATAAGCATGAGCTTCTGCAGGCTTTCGGAGTAGCCCGCCCCGTCCATACATGCCGAAGTGGCGTTCACCTGATCGATGAGTAATAGCAGGACAGTATCAGGAACCGTGAAGCCCAGCTCAGCCATCAGCGGCTTTACGTCATCCAGCGTGATTTGGGCTGCCATGATCACTTATCCTTTTTGGCTGCTGCTGCCAGCGCTGCTTCTGCGTCGTCAGCGCGCTTATTAGCGGCTTCCAGTGCATCGGCGTGCTCTTTTTCTTTTGCTTCGGCTGCATCCTGGGCGGATTTCAGCTGCTCCAGGGCATCATCCAGCTTAGCCTGCAAGACAGAGGTATCTGTACTTACCGGCGCTGAAGGAGTTGCCACTTCGAAGGTCAGCTTCTCGCCGCCCTTTTCTTTGGATGTTTCAGCCTTGCCCTGCTTAACCCATTTATCAGCAACCGAACCATCCACTTCATATACCTTACCAACCTCCAGTTTCTGGAAGTTGGCACCGGCAAAGAGGTTTGAAGCCAGAATCTTTACGAGTGCCATGGTGTTTCCTTAGCTCGAAGCGTGAATTACTGAGAAGTGACCGTTGATATCCTGCTTGACCATCAGGCCAGCAGCACCCCATGTACGCCAGATGTAATCGCTGTTGTAGAACGGGCGCGGATCGGCAACAGTGCCGAATGCCTGACCTACGATTGGCGCGATGACACCGGCAGCCAGCGGAACGATTACGATTTCGTTGCCTGACAGCTCGGAGTCTTCTTTGATAGCTGAGATGCCAGCCAGTTTTGCGATCTCTTCCAACACGGTGCGAAGCGAGTTCACATCAAAATACTGTTCCCAGTTCGACATGATTTCGCTGGATACATACCAGGTCTGCTGACCGTACTGCAAGTTCTGCAGCTTCAGCACATCACGCAGCGCAATTGCGCCAGCACGCATAGCTTTCGGATCGGTACTGGTAGCGAAGTTGACGGTCAGCGTCACCTGAGCCACTCGCTCGTCGTGGCGTAAGCCCTTCCACGTTTTGCCGTCGAAGTTGATGTAGTTGCCCGCTGCATCGCGGAAACCTTCCCAGATGTAGTCTACGTACTGACGACGCACGTCATCAACTGAGCCTGCCTGAGCATCAGCCAGTGAAGACAATGCGGAGCCTTTGTTGAATACCGGGTCACGCCAGTTGAACTTGAAGCCGGAATCATGAATTGGAACCATGGTGCCGTCGAAGGTGTAGCTCTTCGCGTCCAGAGCCGCGCCAATCTGACCTGACATGGAGGTGTGAGCCCAGCCACGGCCGCCGGTGCGAGCGTACTCATACACAGACTCTTCCAGGCGAACAGATCGTGCCAGCGGCATCAGGTCATTCAGCAGCGTGAACTCGGTGTTCGGCTCAAATTGCGCCAAAACAGTTTGGTCATAAGCGCGATACAAACGACGGATGTCGTCAACTGCGTTCACGGCGTCGAGTGCTGGCGCGTCTTCTGCATCACCGCGCCACTGAGTGCGAGCCAGGAAATCAGCGGCAGCCTGTGCGCTGGCGTTACGTGCAGCGGTCAGCTGCTTGAACTGCGCAGAGTTGTGCGCGAGATTGCCGGTCTCGGTCGCCTTTTTGGTGGAAAATACAAACATTCGGTGCTCCTTACTTAATGACAACGCGCAGGAGGTCACCTGCTGTCGCGATGGTGTATGGACGGTCTTCTTCCACATACGCGCGGACAGACTCGTCGGTTGCAACAGCTTTTACGCGACCATTTGCGATCGAGAGCGGTTGGCCTTTTGTGTAGGTGCCGGTTGCAGCTGGTACGTTGAAGAACACACCCGGCGTTGGGTGCATCGCAACAACCCAATCGCCAGCTGCGATGGTGTCATCGACAGTTTTGCAGCGCAGGTAGTCATAGTTGGCTACATACAGGATCGCCTGCTCATTGCCGGCAACAGATGCGGTGAACTTCTTGGTTGAGTTATCGAAAAAACCAATGGTGCCGGGCTTGGTATCAGCCGCTGCAGCACCTTCTCGATGGAGTTGCGGATTTGCAAAGATGCCGCCCGCGTGGATTACGTGCTTACCGTCTTTAGCCATTTCTTACTCCGGCATGTCGCTGAATGATTTGTTGGTAGTGGACTGGTGGCGGGCGCCGTTCAGGCCGATAGATGACTGGCATTGCGCATACAATCCGTCGAGAGCTGCGCCATCAAGCGCGTTAACAGCCAGATCGTCGAGCTGGAACTTAGCTTTAACTGCTGCGCGTTTTTCGACCTTTTCTTTGTCGGCGTTAACAGCCATGCCGCTTTCGATGGTGTTCAGTTTTTCGGCAAATGGTTTAAACCATGCCGGAGCCTCTTCGCTGTTCGTTGCGGTGTCTTTAGCCTTTTTATCGGCCTCTTCTTTCTCTTTCCTGGCCTTCTCATCTGCGTCGGCTTTAGCCTTCGCTTCATCGGCAGCCATCTGGTTGTATGCATCCATCAGCTCAGCATCGGACTTACCTTCTACGTCGATGCCTTTCGCTTTCAGCGCATTGGTGATGAGTTCTTTCATCGGGTTTGCTTCCTCTTTGACGGAATTGCTGTTGGCGCTGAAGAACGCCTTTAGCTGTGAAAAAAACGATTTAAGTGCGGGGTCTTGCGGTGATTCATCGTCCGGGGAGGTTCCATCTGCCAGATTCACGATTTCCAGCTCCTGCTCTTCCCCTTCAGCGTTAACAAAGATGCCTACGCCTTCATCAGGAGTTCCTGCGCCAGGCTCATCAAGCAGCACCGCCACATGGTCGAACATCATGTTGGTGGCGATCTCGTTGTACTTTTTGCCTTTTGACTCGCCGTTAGCAGCGATTCCGGAGTACAGCAGACCGGTTGAGATGTGGATGGGTTCGGAGTTAGTGCCGGCGGCCATTTCATCCAGGCGATTAATCAGGCGCTTACCTTTTTCACTGGATTCGGCGTATCGGCGATCAACGTACATATCACCGGTCACCCTGCCATCGGTGTGACTCACGTTCTGCAGCCATGCACCAACGTGGTAGTTGTTTACTGCGCGAACATCACGGGCCGATACGTGCTTGCCATCCACCTTCGGATGGCCCAGCGGCATCGGGTTGCGTTCCAGCGTGTTGTACGCCTTGCCAATTTCTGCTGCCGGGTACAACTTCCGGTTCATCACGATATCGTCGACAACGGGCGTGATGCCGCGAACCACGATATGTGGCTTTCCGTCGATGGTTTCGGTAGTGATGTTTGAAGCGGAGTTGACGACGGTCAGCACGTTAACGCGATTGCGTTTCATGCTGTGTCCTCATTGGTATATTGGAGGCATTAAAAAGGCCGCTAATGCGGCCTTCTTGAGAAGCTAGTATGCTGTTATCTCAAAGCTTAGGGTCTGTTTAACTCGATCAATCGCGTTGTTTAGAGCGTTATTTTCTGCATTATGCTGGCCTTGAAAGTCCAGCATAAAAGCTTTATTCCACTGATAAAAAGCAGAGCCTTCTATTTCTAATCCTTCAGCAGTTGTAACCTTACAACTTACTCTGAAAACAGAAAAAGCATCGTTTTTGCTCAACTCTTTCCAATCAAAACTTATCTTTTTAACTTTGGATGACTGCATTCTTACCTCCGATGTAAAATTTTCATTATCATCGGCAATATAAGAATCTACTTTAACCATTCTTTACGTTCTTGAATAAGCCTATCAACCAATCCGGTATTAACCACCTTACCACCCTCATCGAGGATGACCGGTATCTGGCTGCAGTAGCAGTGATAGCGATTGCCATTCTCGGCGTAAAAGGCTTCAACCTCTTCAGTGGTGTAAGTCCTTCCATGCCTGGCTGCGTGCCATGATCGCGTTGTAGGCTTGAGCGCCGATAGCCAGAGCACTGCAGTATTCAGCCCTAACCTTTCACGCGCCCAGTCAGTTTCCTGCCATTGCGCTTTCCGAAGCGCCCCAACCTGCTCCGTCTGTGCCATGTTCTTGGCGCGAGCCATAGACACATCCAGCCGCTGACTAACTATCCGAGCCGTTTCTCGCGGGTTTATGCCGCGACCAATTGCATCTGAAATTACGTTAGCCAGATCACCGCGAGCTCTGTCAGATTCAAGCAGCCAGTCGCTGTATGTTGATACGTAGGCGGCCGCCACCTGATTCTGGTATGCCGGACTGCTCAGCAGTTGCGCCAGTGTTGTCTGTTGCTCGTATATCGGCGATTGCACTGAAAGATTTGTGAATGCCTGATGTGTGCCGCGCTCGTACTCGTCAGAGACATAGCTCAGCGCCCACAGGTTGTTGCTGCCACCTTCCAGTAACGCGTCATCCAGGATGATCTGCATACGCTGCAGCAGGTCAGCCAGTTGCGTTGCCGTCATGTCGTAGATGTACGCGCCAGCATTCACCTGATAGATGATATTGCCGTGCACTGCGTGAGATTGCTGATTACTGGCTCGCTCGCGCCCCGTAAGTCTCTCATCGAATAGCTGCTTCAGAGCCACCTTAATGCGGTAATAGCGCCCCTCAATGTCGCGAAACATTCGATTAACGGGGCGTGCTGACTGTGTCGGGTCAGCTTTGTTGCGAGGAATTACCGGCGTCCGGATTAACTTCTGCGTCATCACTTAGCGGGTCTCCCGGTGGTACGTCTGGAGGCGGCTCGTTTTCAGCGATCGGCTCCAGTTCACCTGCTGCGCGAATCTCGTTCTGCTCAATGGCCGGCGTGCCGTAAGCAGACTGCGTTTTCTGCGCCACGTCTGCCAGTGCCTGCATGTTGGCAATCTTCTCTTTCTCGCTCGGTGCGAGTAAGTCAGACCATGCCAGCGTGACTTCACCCGACCGAGGCGCATCAATCACACCAAGCGTCCAGAATCGCTCCAGAATGGCTTTAATCACCGATGTCATGAATCCCCAGCGGCGACCATTGCAGCGTTTGGCCCAGTCAGTTTTATCTTCGTCAGATGCCAGGCGGCCGGTTTGCTGCCCAAACAGAATGGTGAACGGGCATTGAATTGATGATGAGAACTCGTTGGCGGTAACGGCCCATGACGGTGATGGGTCAGCCGCTGCAACAGACAGAACCGATGGTGTTCCGGCCTGCATGACCAGCGCCGCATCAGTGCCGCGATTCATCCTGGCAATTTTGTCGTTCATGGCCTCGCCGATGTTGGCGTATCCCGCTTCTTTCGCCTGAGCGGCTATAGTGACCATGTCGGTCTGAGCGTCAAATGCAATGCCAAGCTGCCGGCTGGCGTTCTTAAGAAAGCCCTCAGCGCTGCCGCCTGATATCTTCTCAAGGTCGAGAAGCTTGTTATAGCCAGCGCGGAGGAATGGCACACCAGAAAGCATGTTCTCATCCTCAGAGCCTTCGCACAGGATAATGACGCGGTCAGGATGAACTGTGACACTGCGAACTGGTCCGTATGTGCCATCATCGCCAACAGGCTGCTCGTTGAATTGATAATTCACCGGCTCACCATACGTTTCCGACATAGTGTCGGTATCAAAGTTGCCAGGCTTTATCTGCGATTCCCATGCAGGGATGAGCTTAACAACCGCCCGATCGCCTAACCGCTTAATGACAGCGCTGTCTACGGGCTCTTTCCACTCGCGCCCATCGCGGAACTGAATCAGCAGTGCGGAGTATTTACCGACAAGATTGCGTCGGTCAGCGTCTTTAATCTTCGGCCAGTGTCGCGCCAGCAGCTTGGTCGCAGCAGTCTCCCATGGCGTCGTGGTGGTAGATTCCTTGTTTTCATCACCATCAATGATGGTCGGTTTATCTACCCAGCACGAATCCAGAAGCTTGTGCACGGCAGCATATGCCACAGGGTTACGCTCATAGGCGCGATAGTAGCGGTCAAAATCCAGTTCATTCGGATAACCAAACTCTTCGTACAGCTTCGTTCGTTTGGTGTTGCCCTGACGACCAGCGTACAGCATGCGCTGTCGGCCCATAGCATCAGCAAGGGCATTAACGAGGAATGTGACCTCGTTGCTTTGTTCACTCACTGATGAGCTCCTTAGAAGAAGATTGCGCCGGTCTGTTTATGGTTAGTTTTCGCTACAGCAAAGTAGCGGAACGCATCAGCACCGTGCGATGTGAAGTCGTGCAGAGGTTTATCTTTCCAGCAGCCGCGCTTGTCATCCCACTCCTTGCGGTAGCCCTCAAGGTGAGAAATGCCCTGCTCACACTTAGCAGCATCAAAAGCGCATTTGGGGAGGATTTCACGTACTGAGTCAATGCCGGTGTCAACACCAAGCTTTGGCGCAACTTTGAAGCGGATTGAGTAAACCTGCCCATCGATTTCGAAACCTTCAGCCGCTATCTGCTTGCGGCTTTTGCCGTCGCCAGCAAATTCACGGTTATCGATATCGTGTGGTGCCCAATGGTCACCGTATTCGTAGCCTCGGTCTTTTAGCATTTTCATGTAATGACGCAGGCCTTCGCCGCTGTTCTCGTAATAGTCGATGACGTGGAATTCATCACCGACCTCACGCACGAACCATATCGCGGTGGAGTCACCTACACCGATATCCCAGAAGGTATGAACGAGCTGATGTGTATTGTCCGGCAGTTCGCCAACGCGCTTGTTTGAATAGAGCCAGCGGAACTGCTTTGCGTAGTAAGCACCCTCGACAGACTGCTCAAATGCTTCCGCCGGTATCGATGGATACTCGCGTTTCATGTCGTCGCCGAGCGTTTTCTCTTTAGCGTAATACCAGGCTTTCTGGCGCTCAGTGAGGGTTACGTCGTGCTTCGCTTCAATGTCGGCGAAATAGTCCATCAGGCGTTGCGGCAGTGGCTCTACCGGGTCGATTGAATACAGGGGATTCTTCCACCACGAGAAGAAGAAAAACTTCCAGTCGAGGTTTGACAGTTGTTTACCCTGCAGCTGCGCTTTCTCAGCTGCCTGGCAGTAATCAAAGAAGTAGCTCGCCCGACCTTCAGCTGTGCTTTCGATGGTAGTGAAGCAGTCGCTTGATACCGCTTCAAACGCACCGGTGACGATCTCTCGCGCTTTGTCAGGAAACTTGGCACATATCTTCCCGAACTCGGAAACATGCAGGAAACGCAGCGTGCCACCACGAAATGACGTGCTGACGTAGAGAGAGCCGCCCTTTTTGAATACCAGCTCTCCAGCAGAGTCATTGTTCGCCGGGTTGGCTGCCCTGATTTCTGCCGGCAGCCGGTCATAGGCGTACTTCACCTTTTCGCGGAACAGGCGTTTAGCATCGTTAAGTGTGTGGGCTATCAGGGCGCACTTGGCCGCTTCGAACAGAGCGGCGTCGAGCTGGATGATGCAGACCTCAGTCGTGAAACCAAGCTGGCGTGCTTTCAGGATGATGTTGCGGGTGTGCATGCCTTCGAAGTATTCGAGCTGCTCCGGCGTCATCCTGAATCTTACTGGCTTGCCTTCTTTGTCGGTAATCCAGTAGAGATTGTTTAGCCGCCAGAGCTTGTCAGCCAGCAGTTTGAAGTGCTCAGGTTTCATTAACCCCCCTGAGACAATGAATCCATCAGGTCAGAAATGCTGTCGGTGACGTTATTCTTCTCACCGGTATCAATGTTGTATGCCTCGCGCTCAGCTTTGATTATTTTCACCTGAGCATCGATGCCAGCAACAAGCGAGCGAGATAGAGAGGCATGGTTCTCTGTCGTAAATTCAACATCGTCCAGGAAGTCGCCAAGCTTATTTGCGATTCGACGCCAGCGGGCCAAATCTGTCCTGTGCTCAATTACAACACTGGCTGCTTCATCAGCTGCCTCGTTGACAATCTCTTCATCAGTTCGCACATGTTCGCGCGAACCATCATTGCGAACCTCTTTGCGAACAAGCTTCTGCCGGGTGGCTTTCTGCACTTGTTCTGTCAGGTCTCGCTGCCAACCGTTTTGAGTTGCACGCTTACGGATAGCGGTATCGCTTACGCCATGCTTATCAGCTATACCCCGGATAGACAACGAACCAGCGCGGTATGCAGATTCGATGGCCTCCCAGTCCGTTCTTATCATGTTTGCACCTCCGTCCATTGATCATAGCCTCAAAAATAAACTAATCACCACCAATAGCCATCGGATCACTTGACTATATTTTTTGGTAGTGTAGTTTATCAAGCGATTACCACCATAAGACAATCGATTACCACCAGGAGCCAATAGAATGAAAGTAACTCAACAACGTATCAATGAAGTTGCACAGATAATGAATGTTGAAATTTATGAGGAAGCGTTTGGAGGTAAATCGCGCGGACGTTTTCTTGTAGACCGTAAGCAAATGCGTGACTTACTTGGAACTTCTAAGCTTCACGACACCACACTAGCAAAGCTTTATGTAGCCTGCTTAGATGAGGGTATTGTCATGATTGATTTAGACGAAGTCTTTGCTTTTATAGAAGCGAAGATGGTACGTAAATACCGTAAAGCTCCGGTCAGGATTACTGACAAATTTGTCCCTCCCCATGAATCAGATGAAGACATGGTTGAAGAGGATGAAGAGGACTAAATTTTACCATTTTCTAAAAATGAGCGGTTGCCATTACAATGTGCCTTCCCATTGTGATGGCTACAAAAAACCGCCCGAAAGCGGTTGTTCTTTATTCAAGGTCTAAACCTATCTGTCGGGCGGCATAGTCAAGGGCTTTTACTTCTGCTCGGTTTTCATCTGGTGAGTTATCAAACTTATTCATAGTGAATACATGGCTTGCAGTACTTTTCCGATCACCTTCAACTGTAATTTTGCATACAACTCTATAGATTATGTGCGCATCAGTTGTAGCTTCTTTAATCCATTCGAAATCAACACTTTTTAAATCTGAACGCATACAAAGCTCCTCATTGATAATGAGGCTAAAGTATCATCATCGGGCACACTCGCAAACGCGCGAATGCGCCCTGTGATAATCACTTCACAACGCTGTTGTCGATTGTCTTGATATCCACACCATCCTGCTGCTTGATGATGTTCAGCTGAACGCTGTCAGCCTTGCGCGTGGCAAGGACGTTGATATCTTTCTGGTCGTCACAGTTAAAGTCGCCCTGCAGAGAGAGCGCAACCGCCTGAAGAGAGTTGTCAGTGCTGAATGGAACATACTTCACGGCGTTGTTCTTATCGATGATCTTGACACCAATAGCGCCCGTCACATCATTCTGATAAAGGTCGTAAACGACTCCATTTCGGGAATCAGTATCCACCAGTACATCGTTACCAGCCGCTTGGGCGCTCGTCACCACCACCGCATCAATATCCGCACCAGGTGCGTTACCGCCAGTAGACTTGCTGGTATCCACGATTTTCACATATGGAAATGTACCGCTGGCAGAGGTGAGTGAATCAACATCAAACCCCAGCACTGAACCGCGGGTAGTTGCTGAACCCTGTGGCGTTGGGTTGATGTCCTGAAATGCTACCGGGGCTTTCTGCCAGTTGGTGCCATCAGTGGAGACGTAAGCTTCGAAGGAATCGTAGACGGCCTCCTCATAGACAAAGAAATCGGCGTCAGAGTTACCACCCTTCTTGATTGCCATCGGCTCAAAAGACAGCACGACGTTTCCAGATGGTCCCAGCGCAAATGCGGTTTCGTTTTCACTGAAATAGTTCGGTGCTCCCAGCGCATGTGCTGGCACATTGTAGCCTGAAGCAACTCCCGGCCCCGGAGAATAGCTAACCACCTTCGTAGCATAAGCCTGTGCTGTGCCGGGAATATCAGGATAACCGGTGTAGGACTGCGCAAAAGCAGATGAGGACAACAGGCATGCAACTGCGAAAATTACTTTTTTCATGACTTTCCTTTTAGAGGGATGGGTAACTACTTGCGGCACTGCTCTCTGATGTACTGCTGCAGGCCAGCTATTTGCTTTCCGGCGAGCTCAATTCTGCTTCTGAGGGTGAAATAATCCCGTTCAGCGGAGTCAGTAAGTCCGGGGCTGGCTGCATCATCCACGCCGGTGGAGGTGGCGGATTGCTTCGTACAGGTCGCGTTGAGCTGCAGCCGGCGCTTGCCAGAAGCAATATCACGCTGAAGCTGATCGATAGTTGCCTGAGCACTGGCTAACTCCTTTGTGTATTTCGCATCAAGAGCAGCAACTGCACGCTGGCGCACCGTCATATCGTCGATGGTCGCATTGGCCAGTTTTAGATCGCCTGTCGCCTTGTCGCGCTGGGCCTTATAGTCGATGGCATTGCCACGGTAGTACAGAGCAAATCCGCCGGCAGTGAGAATGCCTGTCAGCATGAACAACATTAGAGCTGCAATGGCTTTAGATGTCATTTGGGCCATCCGCAAGGCAGAGTGAGCGTTCCATGTCGCGACGGTTCTGTAACCCTTTCCACTTCATGCCGCCGGCATAGACCCATCGGCGCATCTCTTCGCACGCGCCAGCCTGGTCACCGGAGTTAAGCCGCTTAAGCAGCGTCGATTTGGAAAATGCAGAAGTGCCGACGTTGTAGGTGAAGCTGTAAAGAGCTGCGCGCTGGTATTCGTCCAGCTGAACTTTTACCAGGCCGTCGACCGCTTTCTTGACTGGCTGCAGGTCCTGCATGAGCAGGCGATCGCATTCACGGTCGGTGTATTTCTTACCCTTAATGATATCGGTACCGGTGTGGCCATCGCAGACAGTCCACACGCCGGCGACATCTTTATAGGGCTCGTATACCCTGCCCTCTACGCCATCTTTACCGCCGAGGAATACCGTGGCGATCGCAATAGCGCCACCGCCCGCAACAGCTATCAGCTTATTGCGAAGGTTGCTGGAAATCGCCATGGACTAATCCTCATCGATGACAGGCGGCTCGGGCCAGCGCTGAAGCGCCTTAATCTGCGCGAGCGTAGCTTTACGCTTGTAATACCAGTTGATACAGAGCGTAATCAGCGCGACCACAATACCGGCCAGAACGCCAACAGCACTCCATTCATCGGGACTTAGTTTGGTTAGCAAACCATTGGCTATTGTCCCGGCAGATGCGCCGTATGCTGCGCCTGAAGCCAGTTTGCTCATATCAATCGCCATACACACCTCCCATTAGGTCGGTGCCGTCTGTAGTCGTAAGAAAAGTGCGCACATCCCGGCACAGCAATGAGGGTCTGAATTGGTTTTGGGATGGCGCAAAAAGAAAAGGCCAGCTCTATAGCTGACCTTTGAATAATCTCGAGCACCCTAAAGCGCCTGGATATGTGATTTGATTGTGGAGCGACAGCACGGGGAGCATCGAACTCACCATCTGCTTCCACTTCTTGCAATATCCGCAGCAGCCGTTTTACTCGGTTAAACTACGATACTGTTCTCCACAGACTCAAAGATTACTAATTGTTCATTTTAACTTCAAGGTGCGTTCTGTGGAGAATCCTGAGGCATTCGAACCGAGGTCGCTTGGTTCGAAGCGAGAGATTCTTGGCCGTTATACAAATGAGACTGAACGAGAAGGCCACTATCAATGCAGCGCCTGGTAAATCTTTATCTGCGGTGCCGGGTGCCTCCCGGTGAGATAGCAAACCCGAAAAAGTCCATCCCGTGCGACATATCAAGCTTTATGCTTATCCGGATTCCACCCCTCCGCATAGGGGGATTCACCGCATTAAGTCCATTATAATTAATAGGAATATTCTTAAGCAATAGCGTGTATAGCGCATCAGCCAGATCGCAGAAAAACAAAAAGCCCCAAATTAAATGGGGCTTTCGGCCTGACATGATGAGAGGAATGATTGGACCGTTGAACAGATCACGCCAGGCGATAAATTTTTTATAAAAACAGTTTTGCCTTGTCAAGACCCTGTAAAAACCGATTCTTAAAAACAAAAAAGCCCTCGCAGCTGGTGAGGCCGCAGGGCTTTTTGATTATCACAGAGTGATGGAACTCATTCAGTTTACGCATACAACAACAGAGCGCAACTTCAACTGTTAGGAATCATATCCCCAGCTTCCTGAAAAGTAAATAGCCCACTAAAATTTAATGAGCTATTTTCTTGCAAGCTATGCAGTAACCTTATTCAGCGCTGTGTTTGCCCACGATTCTTCAATCTCCAGCTTGCCGATGAGCTGGTCAAAGAATGGTTTCCCACTCCGATCCCATGTCGCCAGGCTGATGCTTTCCGTGATGTCGCATACTGCTCTAAACGCGTCTACCGCCGGAATGCGCTCATATCCACGCCCACAGCACCGCTTGCAATCACCCATAACCGGCACGCCCTGCCTTTCCGTTTCCGCCTTCATCACTGCGCGGCCGCGTCCATTGCAATCGCGACAGGCGGTAGATACGACGCCCTTCCCGCTACACTGCTTGCAGAGCACGCGCACGGTTTCCTTAACATTTCTGCTATGACCGCCGGACAGTGGCGACTTCATCGAGAAGGTGGTCGCCTCGATAAACCCTTTCGCATGACAGCAATCACACGGCTTCACGCTGGCGGCACTTCGGCAGTAATCGAGGTATGCATAAGTTGCGAGCGTTTGCATAACTGCTGGCTTAATATCAGCATCAAGCTTGCGAAAGGCGGCAACCTTATCGCAGGACTGTAGTGCAAATTCAGTTAACAGGGATACGGCGCGTGCGGCGTCGTTCTCGCTTACTCCAACCTTCCCCATGAAAGCGCTGTAACCGAGCGGAGCGCGTGACATAGCCATCCCCATGCTGGCGATGTAATCGGTGCCGGTGAGCGTATCTGGCGAAGTCTGCGGCGCTGTTCCGCTAAAGTTCTGCCCTTTCGGGAAGTGGTATTTTACTGTCGCTTCAAGCCCCATATCTTGCCCCTCTCAGTTTCAGTTCCAGTCTGATGATCCGGTAATTTATTTCCGCCATGCCGCGCATCTTCATAATGCGTAGCTTCTGCCACTTCTCTCTTAGGTAATCGGTCATGCTGCATACTCCATCTGACGCTTACGCAATTTTTCGTAATGACGAGCCCGGCGCGTGAAGATGGCCTTCACCCGTTTCAGGTATGGGATGTCGAATTTACGAGGTGTGTTGTCTGCTTCCAGCCTCTCAACGCGCTCAATGCCTATGCGCTGAATCAGCCGAATCCTGAACTCAACGGCGTTGCCGCTTAACTGCCTGTTGCAGCGGGTGCAAGCAGCATGGACATTGAAAACGTTAAACCTGAGGTGGGGTGCTGCGCCGCGTGAGCGGTAGTGGCTGGCGTCTACTGCACTGCCGGTGAGGTAATTGCTGTTGCTGATAAGTGGCCCATCATGGCTTGCGCAGTCTTTACCAAAATCGCGCCACCTGATGTACCGGTTAAACGCTGCCTGAGCCTCTTTCTCCCATTCTGCTTTCCCCTTTAGCTTTTCCCTTCTCTGCTTCAAATCATCGCGCTGTAGCTTGTCCTGCTTGCGCTGTTCACGCGCAGCATTACGCGCATCAACCTGGCGGTTGAATTCCATCGCGCATTTGTAGTTGTGGCAGACTTTTTGGAGAGAACTTTGTGGGGTGTATTCGGTACCGCAGATGGGGCATTGCTTCGGCTTCGGCTTAATCGCCTTTGCCATCATCTTCTCCTGTCATGTTGAAGTTCGGATCGGCGCTTGCCAGACTGTCGGCGCAACTTTCGCAGCAATAGGTCTCTTCCGGCGCCAGTAATGCCGCGCAGAAAACGCACGCCAAAGCAGACGGCTCGCCAGCGCCAGTAGGCTTAACTGCCCGATGTCGTTCCCATTCTTCATAGCGGTAGTCCTGTTCACATTCTTCACATGAGACGCCGTACCAGTGTTTATCTTCACTGGTGAGGATGGTGTGGCAGCGGTGACAGCGTTCTCTCATCGCGCAATCCTCATGCGATTAGCCACAGTCCGGCGCAGCGCTTCCACGTAGCCGAAGGTCGCCACTTGCGATTCAGTCAGATGGCGTTTTGGTTTCTTGCGGGGTGATTTGATGTCGTAGATGGCGTGGTTTTCGTATCGCTCCCAAAGGGATTTTCGTTTCTTCATTGCGCCCTCGCCTGCAATGCTCTGCATGTGCTGTCACTAATACCCATGCGTTCGCTGATTATTCGCCAGGGTAATCCCTGCTTTCGAAGCTGGTCGATACGATTGCACTGCTGCTGCGTGTAGTGCTGATATCTGCATTTAGGCATTTTGTTTATCCTTCAGCTTTTGATATTCGCTGTCGTGAGGAATTGTGAGCACCAGGCCGAACTGCGCGCACCACTGCTCAACCTGCGTCATGAAGTAATGCATCTCTCCCGTATCGAGGCTGGATGTGTGACGTGGTTCGTAGGTGGTGGACTTGTCGCCGGTCACGAAGTCGGTGTAGGTGACTTCTTCACAGCCGAGGTAAGTGCGCTTCAGGTTGCGCTTCACCCATTCTGGCGTTGCGTCAGAGCGGCCGGATTTGATGAGGTATTCGCTGATTTCACCAAACCACATATGGATAAGGCTGTTTTGTGAGAGGCTTCGTTTTTCTTTCCACGGCTTGAGGGTAAGTCGGTAGCATTCGCCAGATTCGAGCAGATGAAGGATTTGTTGCCCAATGGCGGTGAGGTTAGATTTATGTAGGCGTATGCCCTCTTTGGGTATTTGCATTAGCGTAACCTCGTTCTGTTTCCCTTTTAAACTCAGCGTCGACTATCAGGTCATGGGCTTCGCGGGCAAGTAGGTCAATGGCGCGAAGATGAGACTGGAATTTCTCTGGCGTCAGACCCTCAACCTTTGCCAGATTGATAATCGATTCGGTCAGGTTGCGAGCCTGCCGCAGTAACGGCGTTTCGATGTAGAGCTGAATAACTTGTGTCATGATGCACTCCGTTTCGCCTTCAGTGTGGCACGCAGCAGAGCCACACCTTCAAGTGCCTTTGCGCTGGATGATGGGATGGATAGCTTGAGCAGCTGCTTGCGCGGCTCGGGGATCTGCTCGCCGACCTCAATACGCTGGGACATTTTGCGAAGCTCTGAACGACATTTCACACGTAGCTCTGACTCGCTGAGGTTATTGGCGCGCATCATGCTGTAGAGGCCTGTAACCATCCAGTATTCAGCGTTGCTCTGCCAGGGGTATTGTTCTGCTGACGCATAGTCACCGCGTTTGGCGCAGTACGTCATGACAAGCGAATACAGCGAGTCTTCATCCGGCAGGCCTGCAGCCAGGGATGCGCCCTTCTTGCACCAAGCGATAAATTCACCAGGCGATGGCAGGAACGGTGAACCGCTGGCGCGCGCCTCTCGCATGCCGGCCGAAAGCTGCTGCCGGTTATGGATGCCGTTCTCAGCAAAGGCGGCGACCCACTGTCGCTTTGCTGCTGCTTCATCGCTCGGGTTCTTCCAGGCTGTGCTGACCGATGCCGGGAATACCTGCTTCAGGTTGGAGAACAGCGCGTCTACCAGCCTTTCCACGTCTTCGTGAACTCCACGGTCAACCGGCTGTGGGCCGTCTCCTGCTATGCGAGCCAGAGCGCCAGAATCACGCTTATGAACTGCTGATACGAGATTTCTCATAGGAATTCATTCTCCCAGGATTCGCGGCTGTTCCAGTGCTTGGCGGGTTGCTGTGGCACGGTCTGCCGGTTTCGCCCCGGCTGACTCATCTGCGCCCGGAGCGTGTCCCACTTGGCGCGGAGTTTTGCAGGGCTGAGGATATTGGTCTGCCAGAAGTGATCGGCGTTAGCCCACTTGAAGGTTTCGCAGATATCGTGATGCGTTGCCTCAAGGGCTCCTCTCATCAGGCGGATGTCGTTAGCCCAAGCGGGCCAGTTGGGTTGTTTTGCAGTCGGGGTGACCATCTGCACTTTGCTGAATATCCACTCTGCTGCCTTAAGGTCATCCGCAGTTCCCCACTTATCGCCTTTCGGTGAATGGGTTACTGCCTCAGTACGAATATGCGGAAGGTTCTTCAGGGCGAGGTCGGAGGATTCGCCAGAATTCTCTGACGTATGTTTAATGTCTTTCTTGTCTTTTGTAATAGTGTCTTTTGTGTGTCCCTGTTTTGGTGACACCTCTGTCACCGCTTTGGTGACACTTTTTGTCACTGATTTGGTGACAGTGACACCGTCTTGGTGACACTCTGGAATTTTCCAGTCAGCGAGGTTCTTGTTTGGGCCGATTAACATGCCCTCCCGGACAAGAACACACATCTGAATTAATTCGTTTTTTGCCTTGTTCACCTTCTGTCTTGGCAGTCTGGTGAGTTGGCTAATCTGGCTGTCAGCAATGCGATCCATCTTTTTGTTGAAGCCGTATGTTTTCCGGCAAACAGCATGCGCAACCTTCGCCTGATTCCTGGTCAGGTTGGCCCCTATCAGCTCTTCGTACAGCTCGTTTGCCAGACGAGTATATCCATCGTCTGTGTCTGCCACGCGTTGCTCCACGGCCCTGAGAGCGGGCCTGATTGGTGTTACGTTTGATAGGGCAAGGCTCATGTTGCCTCCCCGTGCTCTGTTGTATCACCCAGCACCCAGCGCAATGCAGCGGCATAATCGCCGGTAGCTTCAGCCAGGGCTTTCGTGATTTCTCTGCGAGTCTTAATGCGTGGCTTGTCTGTGCCCATAACCTGGCGCTGCCTGCGGGATTTTTCATGCCCTGTGGCACCTTCTCCTGCCAACTGCAGTTGCGCTACTTTTTCACGCTGCTCATCGGGAGGGAGGTCGGCCAGCTGGCGCGCGGTGGTGGCATTGATAACACCCGACTCGACTGCTTGCTGAACCGCCTGGGTACATTCCAGAAGAGCCAAAGTGTCACGGACGGTTTTAACCGTGCACCCGAACATCAGCGCAAGGTCTTCTTCGTCATGCCCGCGGTCGAGATGACCGGACATTTTCTTGGCCCGGCCAAGAGGCGTATCAGCCTGCCGGATCTCGTTCTCGCTGTCGCGATAACCAGACATTCGAACGGCAGATCCACGTTTAACGACGCCAGGAACCTGTAGTGGCTCTTTGCCCTCGGCCAGCAATCTGATATTCGCTTCAAGGGTATGACGAACCCGCTGGCGACCTGCGACAACACAGGTCAGTCCCGTTTCGGGATCTTTCCACACCATGATCGGCTGAAGAACGCCGTATTCCATAATGTTCAGCACCATCGACTCTTCGAGTGGAAGGTGAATGCGTTCATCGTAAAGTGGATGAGATATATCGGTGATGAGATGCAGTGATTCCGGCACAAACATCAGCAAGTTTGTCTGGCCGCTAGCGCCGTATGCATCTTTTGAAGATTTAGCCATGGGCTGCGGCCCCTTTTATTGAAATTACTGTGTATTTGGACATATAATTACCCCTGTGATTTGATCCAGTCATTTCGCATCAGGCCTCAAAACAGTTCGCGCTGCTTTGGGGCTTTTCTTTGCCCAAAATTAGGGCCACTTCTTTCGCCACTGCTTTAGCCAGCTGAGCTGCGTCATCATCAACAATCCCGTATTCAAGAATGTCGATTGCCATGCTCATCTGCCGGAAGAAATTTTTCTTCATGCGGCTTACCTGGTACTCGGCGATACCCAGCTTTTCAGCGAAGGTTTTCTGGCTGATAGACGCCAGCTTGTTCAGTAACGCCGATTCAATGCGACGGGCGTTCTTGCTTTGAGTTGCATGTTCCATATTGGATAATCCCTTTGTTGAATAAGTAATTGCGCGACAGCCGTATGGCGGTCACGTAGTTGAATCTTTTGTTTGATTTGCTCGCTTTTCAGCGACGTAGGACTGAATGTCCGTTGTTAGAGAGCGGTGTTGCTTAAGCTGCTGACGCTCGCTGTGGTGCGAACACCAGATTTTCTTTGCTGACCGGTACATAACCGGAGAAGTGCTTGCTGGCTTCCTCGATTGCGGATGCTTTGCCTGGTGATGCGCGGCGGAATCCATATGCAATCTGATCGAGGTAGCCAACGGATGTTTTGGCCAGAGCTGCAAGGCGAACCCAATCATCATTGGTTGCCTCTTTGCGCCAGCGGAGTAATTCGTTACCCATTGGGTCCTCCTTAAAATAACGAATTTAGTTTAGCGTTATGCTAAATGACAAGCAAGCATCATTTAGCATTTTGCATATTTATCGAATTGCTAAATGATGTGAGAATCAGTGAATGGAAAATAAAGACATTCGCAAAGCAAACCTGGAGCAAATGCTAGAAAAGCATCTGGCTACCAGTGGTAATACAAAGGCCAGTTTTGCTGAGCTTTTGGGGATCAGCGCTTCCCAATTCAGCCAGTTGTTAGGCGAAAAAAGCGTTAGGAATGTCGGCGATAAGATGGCGCGCAAGATAGAGGTGTCTCTCGGTTTAGCTAATGGCTGGCTGGACTCACTGCATTCTCCGGCAGCCATTGATGCCAATGTTGCCAATCCTGTTCCTTACACTCGCGGCGTCAGATATCCCGTTCTTAGCAAAGTTCAGGCCGGTGCATGGGCGGAAGCGTGCGAACCTTACACATTGAAAGAGATCGACCTATGGCTTGAGTCTGACGCGCATACGCAAGGTGATGCGTTCTGGCTTGAGGTTGAAGGCGATTCTATGACGGCACCAATGGGGTTGAGCATTCCAGAGGGAACTTTCGTCTTGTTTGATACCGGCCGTGAAGCAGTTAATGGAAACCTAGTAATCGCCAAGTTGGTTGATGACAACGAAGCTACGTTCAAGAAGCTAGTTATCGATGGCAGTCAGAAGTACCTGAAGGGATTGAATCCCCAGTGGCCTATGACGCCTATCAACGGCAACTGCAAAATTATTGGCGTGGCTATTGAGACTAAGATGCGGCTGGTTTAAGGCTCAGTGGCCGGAAGAGACGTTTGGGTGAAAAATAATGACTCATATCAATAAAATCTGTTTCGCTTACCCAACTCGATTTAGAGAGGGCATGAGCAAAGAGGAAGCTTGCGTTCCATCCCCTTTTTTTTATGGCGTTGAGCGTGGTACAAGCCATCCAATTCTGATCAACGTTGGAATGATGATCACTTTAATGGCAAAGATACATATCAATGTTGAAATCAACCATATTGATCACTACGACCCAGCCGATTTCAGTGATGGTAATGGTAAGTTTGAAAACCTTCAGGCTCACATCCTCGATGATGGACAGGCGGTTACTCTGACATCCCTTTATCTGCCTGACGTTGAACTTAAACATCCAGGTTTGCATGAGATCAGAACAAATCTCTTTGGTTCAGATGAGAGTGGGCAAAAAATTGATGAGCCAATCGATAGCCATAGAAGTTACTTTTTTGTGCTCATGAAGGATTAAGCCATGACTGATTTTAAAATTGTGAATAGCGATGGCACACTTGCCGAATCCTCTCTTTACGATCATCATGAGCATAAGAGGGGCGGCGGTAACGGCGGAGGTGATGACATGCTGCAACGCGTAAAAGATCTAGAAAAAGATGTTCAGTCTATGAAGACTGACATAGCTGTAATGCGCTCAAATTACGCAACTAAAACCGATGTTAGCGATGCCAAAAACTCGATAATTTTATGGGTAGTTGGCGCTGTTGTAATGGCTCAATTAATCCCATCAATGCCAGCCATCATTACGGCCATCAAGGCATTAGCAAAATAATATCCGACCCGGCCACCGCGCCGGGTTTTTCATGCTTACCATTCGCTCTCCTTGCTTCATAACGCATTGCTGGAAATTTATGGCGTGAAACAAACCTAATGTTTCCTGTAATACTCATAAGTTAACACTTTGCTTACGAAGGTTAATTTTTGTATTTAATTATCAGACCATTGCACTGAAATAAGGTTATTTAACGAACCAAATTTTGCAATCAGAGTGTTACATTTTTAATTCAACATCAGTGATGTGATGTTGTTTGTTACAAACTCCATTTTAATGCCCGCCCCGGCTTGGATGCGGGCTTTTTTGTGCTTAAACTTTGCCGTTCTTGATTACCGAAATGGCATCGCTGTAGAGATCAGTCATAAATTCATCGTTTGTTGCCAGCCGATATGCCTCAAGCCTGCCTAGCAACTCTTCTTTTGTGATATCAGTCCCGGTGTCAGTCAGGTCGAGTACTGCTTTCAAAATGGCATTAGCTATCAATTCCACTCTGTCGTTGTCGTCATTTCCCATAATCCCCCATGTGTAACTGCTGACCACCGTAACACTTAGCCGGGAAAATTGTCGGCTTTTCCTAGCATTCCTTCAGATTGAGCTTTTCTATTCCCACTTGGCGTGTCGCAGAGCGGGCTTTTTTGTGCCTGTCGGAAAATAAATTCCCTTCTAAATCATTCTGCTAAACACTCAGATTAAACTATTTAGCATTTTGCTATTGCCATGCATTTAGCATAACGCTAAATTACATCTCAACAGCAGGATGCTGGCGCAGTACGAAACGGATAGCACGCTCTTTTAACAACGGTGACGGATCACCTACGTGGCTGAAAAGCCAGTTAGTACCAAAGCGTGAGTTTTGGGATTGGATGAATGCGCAGGCTGATGCGCACCGAGATCGAAACGTAAGTCGCTATGCGCAGTGATAGATGGTATGCGCGGCGGAATGCCGTACAAGGTCTGGTTTAGTGCCATCCAGAATGCCGGAGATCAGCACCGGCCATCCAATCACCAAAATTCACTCAGGAGGTATCTATGACACGCAGAACTCAATTCACTGGTTCAGCTGCAGGTCGTCGCCGGGAACGCCGTGCACACCTCCAGAGCGAAGCCAGCAGCAGTTCAGAGGTAATGCACCGCCCTACTCCAAACCGTGTGGTGCTGCAGTGCAGACGGCCGGCAGCAGATCGCGTAGTGAAAGCAGTCGACACCGAGACCGAGTATCACAAGCAGATTCTGGCGGGTGCGGCTAAGTATGCCGGCGGGGAAATCAGCAGCGGGATGTGTTTGCCAGACGTAGCGAAATTCGCAGCTGGCTATCGCAAATCAAAAGACATCGTAACGGCGAGGTGAGAGATGAAAGAGTCGCGAGAACAATATCACAGTAGCCTTCAATCATTTGAGGTGGTTGAGAATGGACCGGACTCTTACGACTATGTGATTAAAACGGTCAGGGGCGAAAGCGCGGCTCGGATATCAGCTGCGATTTTGCAGGACCGCAACGCTTATCTGGGTTACGGATACACAATTCGAAAGGTCGCTTAGGCGGCCTTTTTTATTGGCTGTTCACCCAGCGTGGACGCAGAAGAACTGATTAGAGGTGAGTATGGAAATCACAGAAATTGCAGTAAACCCGAGCAATCTTCACCGCTTTAACCCACCAACCGGCATGGTTGATTTAGGCTGCGCCAGCATCAGTGCTTGGGCAGTTAATGGAAAAGAGTTGGATGCCTGCCTTGATGCGCACATGACTCTTAACCAGTACGTTGAAGACAAAACAGGCAGCGATGACGCTGGCGGCAAGTACGCTAACTGGTTAAACAGCATGGGATTCGAACACCAATCAGACGAAGGTTGGTGGAATGAAATTGCTGTAACACCTGAGAACATTCAAGCATTCGTACAGACTTACAAAGATGATGAGTTTGATGAGCGTGTTCAGGCCGCAATTGAGCGTTACTCACGCAAGAAATTCAAACACAACATGACGCTCGTTAGTGAGTTCGTCGAAGTCTTCAGTTAAGGCTGATTAACCCGCAGCTATTAGTCCCAGCGTGGACGCAGCAGAGATTAAGAGAGGTGAGTATGGAAGGATTTAAGGGTACGCCGGGTAAATGGGCTGTAGGCATTGATGGTGAAATTCTGTCTGATGCCGGATATATCGTAATGGGAACTGACCTGGTTCATGGGAATGAGAACGACCTTGAGCTGATGGCGGCAGCACCTGAGCTTTTAGAGGCGCTTCAGTGCCTGAAGCGAGAGCTTGTCTTATCTGATGTGGACCTTGCTTATATCGAGTCGCATTTCAGACCTCATATTGACAGAGCTCGCGCCGCCATTGCAAAAGCGCTGGGTCAGTAACAGCTGACAGCACTCACTTACGCCGGCAGCGCTCAGAACACTTCTTCACTTCATCCCAGCACTTTTCCCACTTCTTTCGCCATGTGAACGGCCGGCCACAAACGGTGCAGACCTTTGTTGGGAGTTCGCTTTTCTTCATGACGCACCTGGATGGGAGAGTGATGTGGAGAGATTATTTTAGCTGATACAGCAGCGCAATGCCTTCACTGAGGGCATTTCGGTGCTAGTCACCAACGCTTAAGAGTCGAGCCCTTGAGCAACAAAGAGAACGTTACATCCCTTAAGCCCGGCGCAATGCTGGGCTCTTTTTTTCCAACACCGACCAATTAATTTATGAGGTATCCCATGCAAGCACTAGCGATTGCAGGGGCAGCATCGGGCTGCCCAGCATTTGACGCAATTAAATCTGTGGAGTTTCACCGCAGCAACATTCTGACAGGTGCTGACTTTGCTCAGCCCCCACGCAAGAGTCTTCTTCAGAAGCTTGTCGAGCTTTTAAACCGGAGTATCCAGCCATGAGTCAGCAGCAGGTTAAGCAATACCAGCGCAATCAGGATGAAGCTGACCGGCAGAAGATGCTGGAGAAAATGAAGGATTTCACATTCATCAAACTGATGCTGAAGGCTATCGGCATGGGAGAGCGCAAATGAAAGCCATGACGCCAGAAGTTGAGATGCAGATAAGCAAATTCGCCCGGTTGTCATACGTTGCCAGCGCGCTGATGTACCGCAAGTCAGGCGATCGCATTCGCATGAAGATAGAGCTGAACATGGCTAAGTGCGAAAAGCTGAAACAGAAATATTTCATCGGGCCATGCCCGTTCTGAGGTTTTTATGGAAACGAAGAAGGTTTACGCCGCTATAAGCGGAGTCGCGTCAGCGCTGGCTGAACAGGGTATCCGTAAGGAGAGGAAGCAAGGTAGCCAGGTTAATTATGCGTTTCGCGGCATTGACGATATCTACAATGCATTGGCTCCCGAGTTGGTGAAGCACAAGTTACTCATCCTTCCACGATACACAGAGCGCAGCTGCGTAGAGCGAACAAGCAAGAACGGCGGCGCACTGTTTTACATAACGGTGCGCGGAGACTTCGACTTTGTCAGCACCGAGGATGGAAGCATTCACACGGTAACAACTTATGGTGAAGCCATGGATAGCGGCGACAAGGCCACCAACAAAGCCATGTCCATCGCCTACAAGTACGCAGCGTTTCAGGCATTCTGCATTCCAACGGAAGAAACTGCAGTTGATCCTGATGCTGAAGTTCACCATGTGGCACCACAACCAAAAGCTAAACCTGCCCCCGATGCGGCGCTTTCAGCATTCACCGAAGCAGCGATGAAGAAGGCAACACTCGAAGAACTGAAGCAGGCATTCGCTAAAGCATGGCAAATGCTCGATGGCACACCAGAGCAGGCCAAAGCGAAGGAAGTCTACGAAATCAGGAAATCAGAACTGGAAGGAGCAGCAGCATAATGCCCATCAATACGATCACAATCTCAGGCAATGTCGGGAAAGACGCTGTGTTGCGCGTAACCCCAAATGGTAAGCACATTGCCACCTTCTCACTCCCAGCTAAATCAGGCTTTGGCGAGAATGAAAAAACATCATGGCTGCAGTGCAAGATGTTCGGCGCTATGGCTGAGAAGTTGCATCAGAGCATCGTAAAAGGTGCAAAGGTAACGGTAACTGGTTCATTCGTGAACGAGGAGTGGACGCGTGACGATGGCACAAAGGCGTCATCACCGACCATCCTAGTTAGCGACATAGACCTGCCACCGCGCAATCAGGGAAGCGCACCATCGAGTCAGCCACAACCTCGTGGGCAATCTACCGCGCCTGAACAGTACGATCCTGATATCCCATTCTGATTTAACCACCCAATAAGGCCACCACTATGACATCACCGGTAAATCCGGCGCCTTTCGCACGCCTGAACGCAGCCGATGCGGAGATAGCCAGAAGGAAACAGGAAGTGCTGAGTGGCGTCATGGCGGCCTTAGCAGCACACAAAGAGGGGAAGGATCACCCTCGCCTGCTGACCAAAGAGCGCAAGGAGGCGCTTTACATGGAAGAACTGAAGCGGCGTGAACATCTGGAGATGTCAGCTCGTCCGGAGCTTCCACGAATCATCGTCACCAGACCGGAAAATGATTACTGGGGTGACTTCACAACAGAGTGGCGCGGCCGGTTTGGTGCTGTGCGGCAGGAGTGATTATGAAGGCAAAGCTGAGGGTTTGTGCCAGTTGCGAATGGATATTCACTGGTGGAGTCGAGTGTCCCAAATGTCGGTGGGGAAGCTATGGTGCTCGCTCCGTTTATGGCGTTAAAGCCTATAAATACGCAGTTTCACAGAAACCATGGCTGGACAAAAAGCTGTCTGACTATGCCTTCAAACTTTATCAGGAAGTTGAGGCTAGCAAACCAAAGCGTCGCGCCAGATTAATCAAGGCCGGCATTGAATAAGGGGATTCAGATGACAAAGCATTATGCAGAGCGTGACTTGCTGGAAATGGACCGTGCGGGGGATTTTTATGGAAATCACGTTATGGCCATGACGGCGGAGCAGCTGCACAGCAAGTCCGATATTGCTGCCGAGCTTGGCTGGCGCGATATGCAGATTGCCAACCTAAAAGAGCAACTCACCGCCACCACTAACTCCATCACCAACGCACAGGAAGCGCTTAAATCAGCAGGGATTGAAGCTGATACGGTGCAGGCGGGAGTGATGGAACTGGCGCTCATGCGCGACAAAATGGCTGCTGTTGCCCGCGATTTCGCCAGCACAATTGCCTGGGCTGACGACGTTGGCGCCCTCTCGATGACTGAACTTAAACGTTACGACCTTGATGGGCAATGCGAAAAAGCAATCAGCCGCGCAAAACTGGACATCATTGATGCTGCTGACGCTTACCTGAACGCGGTGCGGGCTGATGCCATTTCCTACGCCCTCAAAGAATGCTCGGACCATTGCGACACTGATTGCGTAATGGATGCATACGGTTTCAGCTATGAAACCGCTGAAATGCGTTCTGCTGGAGCAGTTGACTTTCGTAACGAACTATCCGAGTTCGCCGCCCAGCTCCGCGCCGGCAATGCTGGTAAGGGGGTTGAAGATGGCGAGTAGAAATTTGAACAAAGAATCCTCTTTGAAGCTATCTCATCTAAAGGAAGTCCTGCATTACTGCCCTGATTCAGGTTTATTTACTCGTCTGAAATCAAGTGGCGGCAAGTCATCGGGTTCAATTGCTGGCACCATACACCACACAGGTTACGTCAATATATCCGTTAACGGACGGCTTTATCTGGCTCACCGTCTCGCAATCTTTTATGTCACCGGAGAGTGGCCAGAAATAACAGACCACAAAAACCGAATTCGCCATGACAATCGGTGGTGCAATTTACGAGTCAGTAATGCTAGTGAGAATAGCTGTAATAAATCCATGATGCGAAATAACACATCAGGCCATCGTGGTGTTTCTTGGAATAAAAGAGAGAAACGATGGCATGCTCAGGTAACAAAAGATGGAAGGGTTCATAGTTTGGGCAACCATGTCAGGAAAGGTGATGCAGTGATGGCTGTGCGTGATTTCATGCGTTCTGTTCACGGTGAATTTATAGGAGAAATTAGCCATGAATAATTTCCCGGCTATGACTGAGGAGCGGCGGCAGGAGCTGGTTAAGCACTGCAAACATAACATTCTGCAGGCAAATGGAATTTTGCCAACTCTCGAAGGTATTGACCCTAACTCAGAAGTTGCGCGAAAGGTGCGTAAAGAGCTCGAGCTGCAAGAGATAGCCCTCGCGGCGCTGACAGCTGAGAAGCGATTAACCGTGTCTGTAGTACAGAAGAATGAGCGTCTGAAGGGATTCAATTTCGAGGGCTATGACTCACTTCCCGCTGGTGAGCATGAATTTTACAATGCCCCGCCAGCGCCGGTGCTGCGGGTGCCGGATGAATTAAAGGTGAAGAATGGCTCTCACCAATCTCATATTGATTATGCGGAAGGTTGGGCGGATTGCATTGACGAAGTTAAGCGCCTCAACGCCCAACCTTCACCACCGGAGGCCAGTAATGAGCAATGAAATCAGCAACGAGCGGCTGGAAGAGATAGCACATTGCAGTGACGTGACCAGGCTATTTGCCTATGAGCAAAGACACATGGCGAGGGAGCTGCTGGCGCTGCGTAAGGCGTTCAGTGTTCCGGATTACTGGGAAATCGCCGGACAAATATTTGCCACTGAGGAAGAAGCTCTCAGCTACGGATACAGAGGCAAGCCAGAGCCGCTATACAGCAAGCCAGAGGCCTGACAATGCTAATCGGCTTCGTACTCATTCTGTCATCAGGCTTTCCCGTCTCTGAGCGAATATGGGAGACAAAGGAAGTCTGCGAATCCATCAAAGAGCGAATACTCCAGCGCCGGCCAATGGCGCAGCTTGAGTGCTCACCTGTTTACCGATAGCCGCGAAAGCGGTTTTTTTACGTCTGGAGAATCCCATGCAAATCGATATCGGCGAAAAGTACGTCCTGACCGCTGACCAGTATCAGTACATCATTCAGGAGAAGAAAACGGTCAAGGAAGGAAAAAATGCAGGCAGCGAATACCTGTCGCTTGTCGGCTATTACCCAAAGCTCAGCCAGGCCATTTCTGCACTGATTCACCTCGATGTTCAGCTGTCTGATGTGCAGACTCTGCAGGCGATGGAGCAGCACGTTAACCGCGTGGCTTTACAGTGTGAGCAAGCATTTAAGGAGAGCGCAAATGTGTGACGAAATCGACGCAGCAGCAGAACTGGAATTACTTAACGTTGAGATAGCACTGAAGAACCGCCAGCGCCCTGCCATTGAGTTTACCGGCCTGTGCCATTACTGCGAGGAGGCTATAAGCAAGGGAAGCTTCTGCAGCAAGGAGTGTGGCGAGGACTACCAGAAGGTGGAGCGCGCTAAGCAGTTTAAGGGGGCGGCATGAGCAAAATGACGTTTGTCATTGAATTCGAAGACGGAAAGGAGCCCCTGGTCAGCTTCACCGAGAACTTCATGGGAAGTGGCGGCACGCTAACATCTGCGGCCTTTTACGACTACAAGGATGATTATCTAAGTGAAGCGGACAGGGATTTAATAACAGAAGCACTCGCAGCATTTTTTGAAGAAAACCCGTCCAGAGAAGATTTAGACATCTTCCGGAAACTCGGCTTAATCTCTGAATAATCCCCCATACCATTAACCTTTATCGCGCTCTGCGTGAGGAGTTGTTATGTCCGCAATGAATTATGACCCAAACTTTACCTTATCAGGAAAATTTGCCGATCAAACGATAAAACTGACCTTTGGGCAATGGGATTACCGAGCCGAATTGGTTGCAGAGGTTGGCGGAAACTGCATGGGCCTGACGGTCATTGAATCTGCTGTTTCGGATGCATACGACCGTCTGCCAACTATGCATTCATACGAAATAAAGTTCATACACCTTAAGAACGCTAAAGGTGAAACATTAGAATGCATGGACGATTTAGATGAGGGGGATGACTGGTTGGCCAAAATGCTTATTGGCGCTGAGATAATCTCTATTGAGCCAGAAAAGTGAACACCCTCCCCACCCTGTCACCAGGCGATATCACACTGTGGATCGCCTTTTTTATTGCCCTGATTATTGCGTGGCGATGGCCGCCAAAGGAGTAGAGATGGAAAGTTACTCACTTTCTATGGATGAGGCCTGCGCGTTCCTCGGCATTTCACGACCGACATGTCAGCAGTGGATCCGGTCAGGAAGGCTAACGGCAACGCGCAAAGACCCATCAAAACCGAAATCACCCTACCTTCTGACCCGCCAGGCATGTATTGCCGCACTGAACAATCCAATGCACACTGTCGCCGTGAGCGCGGCAGATGCACATGAGGAGAAATCACCATGTCGATCTTCCGCAGGGGCTCCGTCTGGTACGGGAGCTACACGACGCCAGGCGGCAAGCGCATTAAAGAATCTCTTGGCACAGAGGACAGAAAGCAAGCGCAGGAGCTCCACGACCGCCGAAAGGCTGAGTTGTGGAGAATAGAGCGCCTCGGGGATTTCCCTGATGTGACGTTCGAAGAAGCATGCATGCGCTGGTTTGAAGAAAAGGCACATAAGAAGTCTATCGATGCAGATAAGGGCCGGATCGGATTCTGGCTCATGCATTTTGAAGGAGTATTGCTGAAGGATATCAGCGAAGCGAAGATTTACGCCGCGGTCAGCAAAATGACCAATCGGAAGGATGAGGAGCGCTGGAATCAGCGGGCGGCCACGATGGCTAAGAAGGGAATGGACATCGGCATTTATAAGCCGGTCCCTGTTTCCACATCCACGAAGGCCAAACACCTTGCGCTGATGAAGGCGCTGATGCGCGCTGCTGAACGTGACTGGAAGTGGATCGAGAAGTCACCGGTTATTAAGGTGCCGCAGGAAAGAAATAAGCGGGTGCGTTGGCTCGAACCCGCTGAAGCTCAGCGACTGATTGATGAATGCCCCGAACCTCTCAAGTCTACCGTAGAGTTTGCGCTGGCGACAGGCCTTCGACGCTCGAACATCGTTGATCTGAAGTGGCAGCAGATTGACCTGCAGAGGAAGGTGGCATGGATTTACCCGGAAGACAGCAAATCAGGCAGAGCAATTGGCGTTGCCCTGAATGGTACTGCCGAGTCCGTTCTGCGCAGACAGATTGGACGGCATAACACCTGGGTATTCGTTCACACCGAATCGTCGACGAGAAGCGATGGAACCACAACAGCAACAGTGCGAAAAACACGCGTGGATTCCAATACTGCATGGCGCGCAGCTTTAAAACGAGCAGGAATTGAGGATTTCCGTTTTCACGACCTGAGGCATACCTGGGCAAGTTGGCTTATTCAGGCAGGAGTTCCGTTATCGGCTTTGCAGGAAATGGGTGGATGGGAGAGTATCGAAATGGTTCAGCGGTATGCTCACCTGGCACCTAATCACCTTACCGAGCATGCGAGGCAAATTGACGCGATTTTTGGCAGTCGTGTCCCAAATCTGTCCCACGGTGAAATTTTGAAGGCTGAAGGAGGCTGTTAA